GCATCTGTTGGCTGTTGCTCCTAACGCTAATTCTAGCATTCTATGTGGGTGCTCTGCTAGCATTGAACCACGTATTAGCAACTGCTATGTCCATCGTACTCGTGCCGGTAGCCATACTGTTCGCAATCCGTACTTGGAGAAACTTCTAGATGATAAGGGACAGAACACTAAGAAGGTATGGCAAAGCATACTTGAGAATGAAGGATCGGTACAGCACTTGGAGTTCCTCAACGGAGATGAAAAAGATACGTTTAAGACGGCGTTTGAACTTGATCAGACGTGGGTTGTGGAACACTCCGCAAAAAGGCAAGAGTTTATATGCCAAGGTCAAAGCGTCAACGTATTCTTCCCATCTGGGACAGACAAGGCTCTTGTCAATCAGGTACACCTCAAGGCGTGGAAGGAAGGGCTTAAGGGATTATATTATCTACGCACGACTGCAGGTGTTACGGCGGAGAAGGTTGGGACTAAGGTAGACCGTAATGCACTGAAGGACTTTGAGGATGAAGAAGTCTGTGTGAGTTGTCAGGGATAGGAGAGAATATGCAAAGCAAAGCAGGAACAATTGAAGTCACAGACTACGTTGAACATGGAGACGGTAGTGCAACGTTGGTTGTTGACACAGACCCAGATGCTACAAGGTTGTTAGTCAGTGTAGGTCTTAGACGACTGCTTGAGATGGCGGTAGACAAAGAGAATGATGAGTACAAGTTTGAGGATGAGAATGAAAGAAGAAGCACAGAATTTACTGAAGAGGTTAGAGTTGATTAAAGACTCTGATCCATTTAATAAGAGAATACTAAATGATTCTTTTAGCACAATACAAAAACTAATTGATGAAGTAGAAAGACTACAATACCATAACAATAATTTAATGAACGTAATATATCAAAACCAAGAATCACTGGAGAATTTGCATGAGTCTACTGGAGAGTAACACAACGTATAAACCATTCAAGTATCCGTGGGCTGTGACCTATGCAACAGAGCATGAGCGCATCCACTGGATTGAAGACGAGCTTGAACTACAAACAGACGTTAATCACTGGAAGAGTGGTGCACTGTCAGATAAAGAGAAGAACCACATAACGCAAATCCTCCGACTGTTTACGCAGACAGACGTAGCAGTTGGTACGAACTACCTTGAATATTATATTCCCAAGTTTAAGAACAATGAAATTAGGGCGATGCTTACGGCTTTTGCTTCTCGTGAATTTATTCATCAACGCTCCTATGCACTATTGAACGACACTTTAGGACTACCAGAAGAAGAATTTACTACCTTTCTAGAGTATGAGCAAATGTCTGCAAAACTGGAGTTCATGTCAGGATTAGACGTAAATTCTATCAGCGGTACAGCCCTTGCAATTGCACGATCAGTGTTGAATGAAGGTATGAGTTTGTTCTCAGCGTTTGCGATGCTACTCAACTACCAAAGATTCGGTAAGATGCCGGGTATGTGCACTGTTGTAGAATGGAGTGTACGTGATGAGAGTCAACATGCTGAAGGAATGGCAAAGCTATTTAGAGCATTCTGTGAAGAACATCCAAGAGTTGTTAATGATGATTTTAAGAAAGCTATCTACGAGATGTTTCGCACTGCAGTCAAACTGGAAGACAAGGTTATTGATCTGGCGTATGAGATGGGTGATTTGGAAGGTTTGTCGGCGGCAGATGTCAAGCAGTACATTCGCTACCTCGCAGACAGACGTCTATTGCAACTTGGCCTCAAGACCAACTGGAAGGTTAAGGAGAATCCTCTGCCGTGGATGGAGGAGATACTAGGAGGAAGTAGCTTAAGTAATTTCTTTGAGAAACGTGTAACAGATTATAATTCACACGGGTTAGAAGGAGAAGATTGGGGATGGTAGCGGCAAGATTTCATCATGTCTTTGGCCTGTCTATTGAAACAGTTCAGAGTCAGCCAGTGTTGGGTTGGAAGAATAGTGAACAAATAGAAGATGCTCAAGTGTATTTCTTTGATGGCTTTATCATCAATATCCCCTTTGTTAAGATTATGATTGGGGATATATTTGATGTGTTTGAATAGCTCTCTCCAGTGAGCTTTGGGGACTCTTCAGTCCCCTTTTTTATGGACGCATCATCGCTTCACGAGCTTCACGTCTTTCCTTTTCAACACGTTTGCGTTGACGTTCATTGTACTTCTCAGCACCACCGCCCCACCATGCGTAGGCTAACGGTCCAAGTACAGGGAATGCTTTAAGTTGCTCACCAAAGTCAGGATTTTCTTTGAACACTTCCACAGGCAAATCAAACAATGCTTCAAGAATGTTTGTTGCAGGAAGCAATGTCTCTTGAATCCCTTGAATCACATCCCCTTGTGCAAAGTAACGCTGTGCTACATACTGGTTAAGTCCGTAGACACCAAGGATAGACCAGAGTGCTTTGTCAGGAATGTCATCGCCTCTTACTTCACGCCCCATCAGCACGTCAGCAACAGTACCGACAGCAACACCTGACGTGCCCAATGAAGCGGCAATCACAGAAGCTCTTTTGATAGCTTCCATTCTATTTCCGTCCTTCCATTCCTGAACAGTTTCTCTACGCAGTACATCAAGCTGTTTCAGCGTGAAAGACTTGAGCATGTACGCCATACGAGCCGCATCGCCACCACGTAGCCATGCTTCAGGCATCTCAGAACGTGCAATAGGCTGTAGATCTGCAAGCAAACTAAAGCCTGCAATCTTAACATTGCCCGTAATATCACCACGCTGAAGGTCATCAACAAACGCATCAAACTCATTACCAAACATATCACCATACTGTTGACGTAGCTTGGCCCTACCCTTTGCTGTCTGCGATAGATTACGTAGACGAGACAGTCCCGCATTAATTGCTGTCTCTTTACCTAGTGTATCAATCATTTCAAAACCGGATGCTTTAAATAAAATGTTAAGCATACGACTAAGACTGCTTATTTCTTGAAGTTCATTGGTGGCTTTCTCAATCCCTGCATCAATCAGCTTCATCTCTTTAGCACCGAACATACTCTTAAATACATTCCGATAGCCATAGATTGCACCAACATTGAACAAGTCAGTCATCTGTTTCAATGCAGAGATTGGGTTGGCAATCGTGCCTGCATAGCCAAGGTCACGAAGTGCTGATGCTGTACTACCCATGTTGCGACTACCGCCAACAAAACGAGCCTGCAATAGATTGCCTAGTTCTTCAATCTTTCTTTTTGACAAGCGTCCTCTGTACTCTTCATTTTCAAGAAGCTTGGCAATAGATTCATCAGCATCAAATTGACCTAGTTCATTCTCGACAGTATTGTCTTTCTTAAAAAACTTACGTCTCTCAATATCATTACGAGCATACCGAATATACTTCTGAAGAGCCTCAGCAGGAGACTCATAAAAGTCATACTGGTCTGAGTTGATACGCTGTATCTTCCGTTCTTGTACAAGTTTATTACCCTTGCCACGGACACGCCCTTCTAAGACACTCTGAATAATTTCTTGTCTTTCTTCACGAGACAATTCTTTAACAGTTTTGCTCCGCTTCTTAGCAAATTCTCGTAAGGCTCTGCTGACAGCATCAGCTTCCTCACCTGTCAGATACTTACTGTAGTTTTCGTAGTCTTTCACCATACGAGGGAAGTAGTTTTCTACTGCCTCAAACGTATAGCCCACTGACGTTAGTTCATCTTTAATTAAATTGAGTTCTGAACGGACTGCCGCAAGTTGATCGTCAATATCAGGAACAATATCACGTAACATTTTAGAGGCTAAATCGTAGTCACCGTTAGCTAGATACACACCTACCTTGCGTTGCATATCTGCAGACAAGCCTTTCATTGTACGCAGGAATGGTTCAACACGTGTCAGAGACTGTGCAGTTTTAATGTGCAAATCTGCTTCCATTCTACGCAGTCTGCCGAAGGCTGTCATGCTAATGTTCTTAATTCGTGTTGAGAGCGCACCTAAATACTTATCAGCGGTGGTAGAAATTTGGCGTAAGAGTGCACTGTCTCGTACAATCTCATCGTCCATAATAAGCTTACGTGCCTTATCAGCAGACTGAGGCACTTTAATCTTACGTCCTGCGGCTGAAGAAAGCTCCAGTATTTCTTTGCGTGAAATGCCTAGCTCTGCTTGCACTTGTTCAAACGCTTTGACAGGTGGTACACCTTCAGCCACTTTCTTATTCAGAGCTTCTTCAATACGCTCTGTTTGTTTGACAGCACTACGTGTCTTAGCAGGCTTGGTAATTTGCTGTGCCGCTACTTTGATGCCTTTACTACCTACACCAAATACACCACCACCTAACATGCCTAATGCTACATCACCCGGAAGTGTTTCTACCTGCACATCCCCAGTTTCAGCAAGCTGATTACCAACATTGTATGCACCGCCTAAAATACCACCAATGGTTGTCATACCTTTGATTGTACTACCTAGTGGTACAGCCAGTGTAGCGACATCGGTGGTTCCGACAACAGTGCCTGCCATGCCTGCTAAGTCCATCTCAGGTTGGAAGGTACGGCGTAAATCTTCAAGCTCTTTTAGTTTGTCTTCAGCCATCTTGTCTCTACGTTCTGCAGGAGACAGCTTTAAAAACTCTTGATACTCAGGATCATCAAACCCAATGTCAATAAAATTCAATGGGTCTGTAATGTCAAATGTTATTTGAGGGATTGGAGCTACAGATTGAGCGTAAGTGGCAAAGTTTTCTAATGCACTTTCAGCTTGTTTGTGATGATAAAGAAAGTTACGCAGAGGTTCATTCTTCCCTGCTTTAATTAACAGTCCATCTTCGACACTATCACCTGCCTCAGCACCAAGCTCCTGTAGTGTTGGAGAGTTTAGAATGTCTGTCATGGTAAGCACTTCACCACGAGGAGGATCAGACACAAGACGCACAAGCTTCTGATTGACAACACGATCACCCGGCAAAGCACCAAGTTTCTGCAGAGTTTCAGAGTTTCGTACATCCTCTTCCGTTAAGTCTGCAATCTCATCTTCAGGAAGTGCTTCAGCTTCTGCACGTACTACTTCAGCTTGTTCAGGCTGTCCGGTTGTTTCTGCAACTTGAGCTACAGATTCTGCAACAGACTGTGCAATGGCTTTATCAGGCTTTGTACGAGCAATGTCAATCAAGCCCTCTAAATCTCTAGGCACAATTCCTTCTGTCAATGATGCCATATTATTGTGCCCTTACTTTGCCTGCAAATTTATCACGGCCTTGTACTTGTATCGGTGCAATACCTGAAAAATCCCCACCTCGCATCGCTGTAATAGCCGCACGTAAGGCTTCATCTGCTGTCAATGTACGAGGATTTTTAGGATCTTTTGCCGCTTGCTTTTGAATTTCTTTGGCTTTATTATTAATTAAAGTGACCAGATTATCATATGTAGCTTCATCAGTTTCTAAACTTTCCCCAACTTTATAACCCAAAAAGTCTTTAACTTTTCCCCAAAAATTAGGCTCTTGAGCCATTTGTTCAATTGCAGATTTTAATGGTTTTGATGTTGCAAGTGCCGCCCCTAACGTATCATCATCAAATGGTTGATACTCGACAGGCTTTGCATCTTTAGGCTCTTTAGGTTTTTCAGGTTTTTCTTTCTTTACATCTCCTGCAGTGAGTGCATTAGGAACAATCTGGCGTGTCTCTAAATTTAAAACATCGCCAGTGTCTAGTGTTATACCACGGAAATAACTATCTGATGAAGGATCTAAAAAGTTTTCTGCGCTAATTGTTTTCTTTTCAGGTTTAATCTTCTGAGCTTGTGCCATCAAGACATAACGCTCCTGAATAGACAACTCAGGATTCTTAGCGGCACTAATCATTTTGTCGTACAATGTTTCCCCTGATGCGGTGGTGACAGCATTGCTTAATTTCTCTGCAGACTTTTCAGCTTCAGAGCGCATGTCTGTTCCAACAAAACGTCCTAACGATTGTGAAAACATTCCTGCTGTTTTGCCTGCTTCAGCCAACAAAGGATTGCGAGAGCCTGCCATGCTAAGAATGTTTTGTAACGACTGTTGTTTTTGGGATGCTCGTGCCGCCGCAGGAGACAAGAGAGATGCTAAAAGTCCTACGCTATTTTCAGCCATGAGTGTCTCCTTATACGTTTACTGTGACATCACCCGGATCAACATTGGTTGTTGGAGTAATGTTAAAGATAGTGTCTGACGGTGTAGGTGCATAGTCAATACCCAATGCCTGAAGCAATGCATTAATCTGCTGTTGCTGTAGTGTTGCTTCAGTTTCGCCAGTGCCAAGAACAGCCTGTAGTACACCCGGTCCAAGTGCTCCAAGCAATTCAGCTTCAGAGGCTCTACCTGCTTGTGCAAGCTGTGCCGCCTGTAGAGACGGTGTAATTGACTGAATCAACTGTTGCTCTGGAGCAAAGGCTGTACTCAACAACCCACCAATATTCTGAATCTGTGCCGCTTCAAGTGCTGTTGGTTGTCCTGCCGCTTGAGCACCTAACCCAAACAATCCTGCCGCCTGCGCTGTTTGTTGTTGTGCAAGCTGTGGTGCAAGCTGTGTAGCTGTAACAAGATTACGTGATTGTTGTTCTTGAATTGCTTTTTCTAATGCAAGCTGTTCAGGTGTTCCGCCATATGCGGCAGTTTGTACACCTAATCTACCCTGTGCCGCTAGTCTATTCTCAAGAGCTATACGTTGCCGTTCTTGTTCACCTGCAGTGGTAGCTTGCAATTGAGCAAACAAAGACTCTGCTGTGGGAGTAGGCTGTGCTAATGCGGCTTGAGCTTGTTGTAAAGCTTGTTGAGAAATACCACCAAACAGTCCTGTGTCAGCACCTAACGCTCCGGCAGTAGTTCCTGCTCGTGCCTGAAGAGCCTCTATCAAAGGTTGTTGTGCGGCCTGTGTAGTTAATGCACCTGACGGTCCAATAGCCGCTGTACCTGCACCAGTGGTAACAGTGAATGGTTGAAACTCTGCCGCCTCACGTCCACGTGTAGTATATTCTGACGCAAGTCCAGTGATGTCCCCACGAAGCTCTCTAATATTTTTAATTGCTTCTTGAGTGCCTCCTGCGGATAGCAATGCACTTACTGCTCCTCCTGCAGTACCTGCTCCTCCGCTAATAAAATCAGTCCAACTAGCCATTAGTATGTACCACCATCAATTGTTCCTGCTGTGAGTGTACCAGTGACATTGACTGTTGGTGCTGTCACAGTACCTGTAAAGGTTGGGGATGCACTATCAGACTTAGTAGCCACTGCTGTCTGAATTGCATCAAATTCACTGTCAATCTCAGAGCCTTTGATAATCTTGGCAGGGTTACCAGATGCCAAAGAGTCCTTGACTGTAAAGTTAGTTGTCTTAGTATAGTTTGACATTAGATAGTCCTTCCTACGATAGCTTGTGCTGTGAGTCTTTGAATAGACACTGGAGCACCGTTTACTTCTGCTTCAATACCAAGCTGTACTACCTGACCGCCACCGCTAGCATTTACCGTTGGACGATTTACCAGAACACCTGCGTTAAATTCACCGATGTTGTATTCAGCAATATTGTACTCTGCAATTACTTGAGTTGAGAGTGTGAATCTTTTCTTTTTATAAGCATATGAATAATCATATCCCCAGTTGAGTGTTACGTCTGTAGCACTACCACCGATAATTGTAATTTTTAAATTCTTCAATAGCTTTAGATTTGATGGAGCACCAAAGTCAATGTAGTTGGTAAAGTATGACATTTGGTAGGCCGTACCGTTGTCTGTAAATCCAGTGTACTTTGCAATCCCAACAGATTTACCAAGCAACAAATCTCCACTACGTGTACGACACAAAGCCTGTGGAGCAATTGTATCCCATTGTGTTGCACGATGCGAGCCATCTTCTAATGGTGCTCTCATATCAAAACAATAGGTGATATTGGTTGTTGGTAGGTGTAATAAATAAAAAGCTTCTTCAGGAGAATACACACTAAAAATATTAGCTGTTTCTGTTGAGACATAAGAGGTGAGTTCTGTTCGTACATTCTTAGAAATGTCACGCATTGGTGCACTATTTTCTTGAATTGTACGTTGCAAACTTCTGACACCAGAGTCCGACAAGAACAACAAATCTGTTCCTGTTACCTGTACACTGTCACGAGCAATACAACCAACACCTACAATTGTATCAGCTAGTTGCATTGTTGCAGGATCTTCAGCACCTTGGTAGATAAGAATCTGACGCTTGCCAAAAATAACTAATACGCCATTATGCACTGCTAACGCTGTAATCTCATCGCTACCATCAGGCCACACCTTAGATATGTCAATGCTACCAGAGCTACCAGTGTCCCACTTTACTCCTGTAAGCAAATCACTCCAATACACGGTGGTGTTATCGGTTGACGTTTTGGCAACCCACAGTCTACCAAAGCCAGACTGCACAATATTACCGCTAGGCACTGTACCCGAATAGTCTGGGTGTGCAGATACTTCATCACATGTTGTCCCATTATAGTAAATAGGATCAGACCCTTCACGGAATAAGTAGTGTACATTATTCAAAGTAGCATGATCGTATAAACCATCACTGACAGTGTGTGATGCAGGAGTAATATTTGTTAGTGTTGTTGTTCCTTTATAGATTGCTGTTGCACTACTGGATATAATTTCAGTAGTTCCATCCGCTTTGACAAACTCACCAATAGAAACTATTGAGTCTCCACCAGATGTAGTTTCGTATGCCCATCCTTTGCGAGCACCAATACGGCCAAACTGGTCAATGACACAATTGTCAGCAACCAGTGCAAACTGTTCTGGCAAAGACGTAGGGGAGTCTTGAGTGTTAAGACCAAAGAATCCCGGTGCTTGGATTGCAATACTTTCTAACGGCTTAGCCATTACACAACATTCCAGATAAGTTCTTCAGGATGTAAATTTGCATCAAGAGCTATTGCATTACGCAAATCTTCTTGAGCAAAAATAAGTTGTTCTGCCGCTGATTGCCCGCCTGTTTCTCCACGCTCACGTAACGCATACGCAAAAGCAAATTGAATTACAGGTTTAGTAGGAAGAAGCGTACTGTCTGAGTCTAAAGATAAACTTGCATCTCTTTTTACTGCATAAACAGAAAGATTTTGTACAGCACTGGGCGTCTGATAAAACCGAATCTGAGCATCACCGTTGCTATCTACACCTTCAATAACATAATAGCTGACAGTACC